TGTGCTATTGCGTATAGTGTCATGTTATTTTACTCTAAAATATCTTTTGAGTTGATTAAAGTTTACTTTAGCTTCTTTAAGCGTCATAAACTCTTGATAACTATCATCTTCGTCATTTGCGAGACTACGCACTACGTAACGATTGTTACACTTATAGAGCATTATTGTATGTGTGCTGTTACTCTCGTCGTGTATATATAATTTTTTGTTATACATAGCAGCTTTAGTGTCTTTTAGTTGCATGATGTTAATCCTTCTTCTTTATTATTATTTGATAAATAACCACACTATCTTTATCTGCTATTTTGTAATCATCTAATATCTCTATCGTGTTAGCATTAATACGCTTAGTAGCTGTTTTAGATAATGCATTACTATCTACATCCCAGCCATCTTTAATACCCTGTAAAGCAGCACAAGCAGCTTTAAGTGTTCTAAATGTTAGTAGCGGTATTACTGTAGTTACACTCTTAGTTGATGTATGTTGTATTTGATATCCCATGATTATCTTCCTTCTTCTTTATTATTATTATTATTTACAAGCTAAACTATAGTTATCGGTAATACTAGCAAACGGACTATTACAAGCTGCTGCATGTGATACAGTTGTCACTACAGTCTCTTTAGAGTGCTTATAACTAACCGCCGCTAATAATGTAGTAATGCTGATACTTATGATAATAAATGCTTTCATGTTTGTACTCTGTATTGATTATTTATAACTAGCTAACTTGCTATGCCTCAATTTTCTACATCAGCCGTTTAAGCTTGTCAACGATTATTTTGATGTTATTTGAAATTATTTTAGGGTGAGCTTTATGCTGCCTTTATGCTGACTTAGGTAGACATTGGTTAGCGATAAAAGCCTCACCGCTATTCTATGCTGTGACACATCGACGGTAAGGCTGTTTATAGGCTGTTTTAAGAGGTTTGCAGTGTTTGGCTATGGTAGTAGCTTGAGGGTTGCGATTGGTGGTCTGGTGGTCTGGTGAGGCTGTTTAAAGTGGGCTTGAAGGTGACTTTGGTTGACTTAGGTAGCGAGCGGCTTAAAGCCGCCTCAAATACTTCCTAATCTCTATCAATAAAGTAGGGATTAAAAGCACTTGAGGCGGCTAATTGTAAGCAAACGTGAGAGGCCGCGAGGGCTTGACGCTGTTCTGATCGAGTAGTTAATGGATATATCATCTAATAATAATCATGATAAATCAATAACTTAGCTGATAATGATACGGCACTATGGGACGGCACTGAACTATCGGGATATTTTCACCATGATTTGCTCTTAAATTAAAAGGTAATGGGGGGAAATCTTCCGAGCTATTTTATCGATACCCCAACAAATTTTTCCGGTAAAACTTCGGGTCACCTTAAGCAGCTTTAAGTTCTCTTTAAGTAACCTTCATGCTCCTTCCAGTGAGCCTTTAAGGAATACACCGCTACATCAATAGGCTAACTGGGGTCTTCCCTAAGGGTTACTTTAAGCATCTTTAAGATTATTCTAGAGATAGTCTATTATTGTTATCTTATAAATTATTTATTATAATAATCTTTAGTGTATACCTAAGTAGTCTTTAAGTTATCTTAAATAAACTCTTATAGTTTATCTTATAGTGTTTCTTTAAGTATCTTAAAGTTATCTTTAGTATATATTATAGTTTATTATTATATATTATCTATAATCTATTATATATAGTTTATCTTTATTCTTACTTTAGTATCTATCAACTAGTCCTTTTTCTTATTCCTAACCTCTACCAAACTTTATACGTGTGTATTATAACACTATTATAACCTGGGTGTGTTATACCATATTGTATCATTTATAGATGAATTTCTACCCAACACACTCTCAGCAAATTTCTCTAGTTCTATATCCTTCAAAGCTTCTAGGTAATCACTGTGTGCTGTATCAGTAGAGACTATCATTCTTTCAGTAAAGTAAGCTACAGCCATTGATAGAGCGTCTATAATATCATCATGGACTAAGCTACCTCTATCTCTAGTAATCCTAGTTAGCTGATAGATAAACCTATGGAGATTCTCAGGTTCCTTACTGTAATCATCTAGTATTAACTGCCTATCTATCACCAGCCTATGCTGGCCTAGAACAGGCTCTAAGGTGTCCACAATCCTCTTCTCTTTCTGTGTATGATGCTTAACTTCCTCTATAGTGGCATTATGGTACTTATTCAGTACTGGTTGAAATATCTTAGTGAACATACCATCACCAAAGTTACCTTCGATAACCACATAGTTTACCTTCTGCTCAGCTGCAATCTTAGCTAGGTTTACCAAGGTATCATCATCGTAACCTCCCTTCAGACCACCTACTTTAGTGAGGTATAATCTACCATGTAACATCTTCACTACAGAATACCCTGTTCTATCCTTACCCCTCCCTGATGGATCTATGGACATTACAGCACACTCATAAGGAATCCAATCATCACTAATCCATTGAGGTCTGTAGTATCTATCCCCAGTGATAGCTATGTTAGGAACATCCTCTATTCCATACTTAGGATTATTAGTCCATATCATCTTGCTGGGAGCTAACTCAGGGTTCACATCGAATACTGGGATGTTAGCTATCTTCAATGGGTATTTATCAGCATCAGATAAACTGGTATCTAACATGAACTGTAAGGCAAACCCCGCTTTACCATAGGAGGCTTCACGCTCCATTAAGTCTATATCAGAGAACCTAATGGGTTCTGTAGTAGCCCCTGGTCTGCCTAGGAGCTTCTCTAAGCGTTCTATGATGAATGGAGCTAGTTTACTACCATAGCTCTCCACTTGCTTCTCTGTGGGGTATCTAGCAGGCCATATGCGTACCGTATAGCCTCTCTCAGGTAACTTGTTATAAACACTATCCTCTGACTGAGGTGTGCCTAGGTAACATATCCTTCCATTAGGCTTTATGATAGCATCGAATTCTTTAATCAGCTCTGAGAGTTTCTCACGTTGTACTTGGGTATCAGAGTTGTTAGGTACTTCTAAGTCGTCAGCTACTATGACATCTGCACGCGAACCACTAAGCTGTCCAGTGATACCCACGGATTTCACAGATGGACTATGGTCAGCTAAAGCAGGTCCTACGTCAAACGAAAGTTTACTATCGCGTTGCCCCCGGCGCGACTGTAGGTGATGGAGGATATCCATTTCATCAATCAACTTCTTCACGAAGGAAGAGAACTGGTCAGCACGCTCTTTGGAAGCTGATACCACCATAATCTTTAGCTGGGGATTGCCATACAAAAGCCAACATACGAAGGCTGAAGTTATCCAAGATTTCCCTATGCCACGAAAGGCTTCTATACAGAACCTTCGGGGGCCATGCTGGAGATAGTTGGCTATGTCATACTGCACCGGGGTGGGGTCAGGTAAGTCTAGGTGCTTCCAGACAAGATATAGGAAATTCCTGAAGTCTGCCTTGATGGGGTCTTTAGGATTAACTAAGGGTGTCAAGATGGTGTCTATAAGGGATTCTTCAGGTGTCTCCATAAGTCTATATCTTCAATGGGGTTTAAATGAGTTTTAAGCTACCGTACAGCAACATTAGGAGGTCTTAAGCTATGGTTGTGGCTTAATGGTGTCTAAAGTGCTGTACGGGCTTCTTAAGTGGCTTTAAGATGATTCAGGTGTTTCTAATGCTTCTGAGCTTATAGTAGTAGGCTTTATTACATTAAACCCATATTCAGCAAGTTTGCTTTGATAGTCTTCAAAAACATCAAAATACTGGACTGTATAATCAGACATACCAACATCACCTACGGATTCTCCGTAAGCTACTACTTCGTTGTTTTCCTTAGTTGCTACGTAGTATTGTGTCATTGTTTAAATCCCTTCTAAGTTTGTTGGCGCGTAATCTGCGGTGCTATAAACATTGTCAGACTCTAGATACGGGGTATATCCCCATTTTCCGTCTGCCAGTTCTATAACATCTGCCCACTTTATAGTTGTTGCTACCCAATCAGGGTATCCGCCAGTTATAAATAGTTGGTAGTCTTGTTCTTGAGCTGCTTCTGCTTCTGCTTCTGCTTTTGTAGTAAATGTATTGAAAATCATGATATTGCAATTCCCCATTTGTTACCCAGATAACTAAACACCTGAGCGAGTTCGGTTGAGTTGAGTACTTTGTTATAGATAGCCATTTCCCCAAGATTAAAGCCTCCCCTTGACTGCCCTGCGCCACTCGATGCAGTGCCTAAGTACAA